TCTGCTGCTGTGGTCCGTGGTATGGACTCAGGCTCACGCCTTGTTCGTATGGGTGCTGGAGCAGCTACTGGAGCTCTCCAAGGTGGTCTCTATGGCGCTGGTAGTGCTGAAGAAGGTAAGCGCCTTGAAGGTGCTCAGGAAGGTGCTGCTTTTGGCGCACTGACTGGTGGTGTCCTAGGCGGTATCCTACCAGCTACCGTCCAGCAAAAAGGCTCTTCCTTTATCAAGAAGGCCGGTAGCGATGATGCTGCTCGTCTGGATGCTGAAATCATCCGAGACATTAAGAAGCTGGCTGATAACGAGACCAAGCGTGGAAACCCGCTGTCCGCTATCGATGTCAACGCCGTTGAGAATAAGTACATCAACGATGCCCAGAGAGCTATTACGGCACTCGGGAAGGCTGATAAGAACTTTGATGCTGGTCCTCTACGTGCGGCCATTCAAGACCGTCGCGCCCTGACTGTTGACGATCTTCAGGCTCTCCGCACCTCTACGGCTGGAAACGCTGTGGCTGATGCGATTGAGAAGGCCCAGAGAGCCCGTAGTCTGACTCAGGCTTCTCAGTCGTCTGGTGGTCTCATGCCTCTTCTCCGAGAGGGTGTAGACTTCCTGCCGCTTCCTGCCGCTGCTCATCGGGGACTTAAGGCCCTCCTTGGTGGTCGTCAGACACGAGAGGTAGCAACTCAGGACGCTCTTAAGCAAGCTGCTGCCGCTGAGAATGCCTTGGGGCGTCTTGGGTCATCCCAGGCTACCCAGAGCAATGAGGCTCTTCAGCAGTTGGTTCAACAGGCTCAGACTGGTCGCCAAGCGCAGATCGTTGCAAATCAAACAGCCTCAGTCCAAAAGAAAGCCGACAAGGCTGCTGAACTGTTGGCTAAGCAACAAGCAGACGCACAGGCCGCACTAGATGCAGCCCGTGGAAAAACCCTAGCCAACGCTAACAAGGCTACTCAGCAGTTCCTTAATCAGAACACTGATAAACTAGTCGCTCAGCGCACTGCCCAAGAGCTAGAACAGGCTGCTCTGGAACAGGCTCGTCAAGGAACACTCGCTAACGCAACTCAGGCAGGACAAGCAGCCAACCAACAATCGATGGCGCAACTCGTTGCCCAGAGACAAGCTGAAGCTCAAGAGGCTGCACGGCTTGCGGCTGCTCGTGGCAACACTCTTGCAAGTGCTAACTCCGCTGGACAGGCTGCAAGGGAAGCAAACACCCAAGGTCTTTTGGCTGAACGTGGTGCCCAGGCTCAACTGGACGCTGCTCGTGGTCAGACGCTGGCGAATGCTAACGCTGCTGGTCAGGCTGCTCGTGAGGCCAATACTCAGGGTATTCTTGCTGAGAGACAAGCAGGCAATTCTGCCGTTTCTGCGGCTACTGCTGAACAAGCAGCCCTTGATAAAGCCCGTGAAGCTACTCTTCGCAAGGCTAATCAAGCCAGCTTGGATAACATGAAGAAGACTCAGCAGAAACTTCGTGCTGAGGGTAAGGCTGCTGATGATGGGGCGGCTGCTGCGGTCACTCTTGCTCGTTGGGGTGAGGGTAAAACAGCTAATGGCGGCGTACAAGGAACCATTACAGAGTGGACTGGTCTTTCTGGGAAGAACCTAGTTAGCGGAATTGAGGAAATCGGTAAACAATATCCTCAGTTAGTCCCTCATCTTGAGAAAATCAAATCAAACCAGCCCGTATCAAACGTGAAGACGCTTGGCGTAATCCAAGATGCTTTGTCCGATTGGGCTGCTGGTGTAGGTATTAAAGTTGAGTCTTCAGCACTGAAGAAACAAGCCGTAGATGCTGGTGTTGCTGGAGCCAAGTCTGTACCTGATTCATTATACAAAAAGGCTTCTGGAATTGTGTCCTCCTTGGACGATGGGGCGCTCTCTTCTTTAATTGGGAAAGGGGCCGCTGCGTCTGGAGAGGCTATCGCAAAGCCGCGAAGCTATGCCACTGGAAAGCTGGCGAAAATACTTCATGATCAAGCCGAAGGTAGAGCCTTGGATGCGGAAGCACAAGGAATCCTACAGGCGTTCATGAAATAAAGGAGAATTATGAAAGCACACGAACTTTACAGCATCTGGTCTCAGTTTGAGCAGATGATGGAATCTTCGTTGGCTGATGAGAAAAAGTTGCAGATGGGGGCAGAGTGGCTTCGGTCACTTCCCCCTGAGCAGCTTTGCGTATCGGCACAACTATCCTACCGCATCGTAAAAGAAGCGATACAAGGACGTTTAACTGATCTAAAGGAAAAACATGGGAGCACCCAAGGAAAAGCGGAAGAGCCACGTCGAGAAGAACAAGAAGAAGGGAATCTCGGACGACAGAAACCTCTTCGTAAGACTAAGCAAAACGCCTGAAGGTCGTGCCCAGATGGAAGAGTGGAGGGCTCGTCGCTTTCAGAACCCCAACGGCAAGGGACTACCCGGTCGTCGCCCTGGTTCTAAGGACGGCTTCACTCAAGCGGAACTAATAAAACAACGTGCCAAAGCAAAAGCAGAGGCCGTAGAAATTGTAGCGTATATGGAAAAGAAATTCGATCTACCTAAGGACGATTTCGCCAAAGAAGCTCTGACCACGGCTGTTGAGATCATGCGTATTGACGCTATCAACGTCAAAGACAAGCTGGCTGCGGCGCGAACTGTTTTGGAATGGACAATGGCGAAACCCGCCACTCAGAACGAAGTCACTGTGAAACGGGCTGAGGACTTCCTCAACGATATTGCTATCGAGATGGAAGAAGATAACAAACCACAGATCAAGGACGAGACTCCTGAGTTCTCACTCAAGTGGGAGCAGTGATCTGATTAAGGGACATTATGGATCAAAAACAAAAAGAAGTCCGTAAGCGTCTTTTCACCGATTTCAGCTTTTATGCCAAACATGCTCTGAAGGTGCGTACCAAGGATGGAGAGGTCAAGCCTTTCAACATCAACGTAGCTCAGAGCCAACTCAACGATAAGATCAACGAGCAGCTACGCACAGAGGGTAAGGTTCGTATTGTTATCCTCAAGGCTCGTCAGATGGGTCTATCCACCTTCGTAGGTGGCTGGCTATATCACAAGGTATCCCAGGTTAAAGCTCAGAAGGCATTGGTTGTGACTCACTTGGCTGAGTCCACCAAGTCGCTCTTTGACATGACCAAGCGGTATCACGACAACTGCCCTGAAGTCCTGAGGCCCCACACTAAATACTCCTCTCGTAAGGAACTGGTGTTTGACCTGCTAGACAGTGCGTATGCCGTGGCTACTGCTGGTGGTGATGGTATTGCCCGTGGTGAAACGATCACCCAGGCTCACCTGTCAGAGCTTGCCTTCTGGCCCCCTGCGACAGCTAAGGACAACCTGAACGCTATTCTTCAGGCTATCCCGAATGCCAAGGGCACTGCCGTATTCGTTGAGAGCACCGCCAATGGTGTCTCAGGACCTTTCTATGACCTGTGGCGTGGGGCAGTGGAGGGGACCAACGGTTTCATCCCTGTGTTCCTCCCGTGGAACATTCAACCAGAGTACCGTGAACCTGTCCCTGCTAACTTCAAGAAAACTCCTGAAGAAGAGGAACTGGTTGAAAAACATGGGCTCGATAATGAACAGCTAATGTTCCGCAGAAAGAAGATTGCAGCCTCAGGCCGCGAACTCTTCATGCAGGAATATCCTCTGACTGCTGAGGAAGCCTTCATCACCTCAGGTCGTCCTATCTTCAACCTTGAGCAACTTCAGGGGATGCTGGACAAGGCTCCAGACATCCTTGAGCGTTTGGCTCTGGAGGAAGACGAGTGGGTTCCTAACCCCCGTGGAGAACTGCTGGTATATCGCCAGCATGACCCAGGTGAAACCTATTACATCGGCGCTGATATTTCTATGGGTGTCCGAGGTGGAGACTGGTCAGTAGCTCAGGTGATGGATAGCCAGAAGAGGCAGGTTGCTGTCTTCAGGTCTCATGTCCATCCCGACTATTTCGCCACTGTGCTCTACAACTTGGGCATTTACTACAACACCGGGAAGATCATTCCTGAGAATAACAACCACGGTATCCTTACTTGCACTCGGTTAGCCAAGGATATGTCCTATCCCAATGTGTATTTCACAACGGATGTGGACAAGCTGACTGAGAAAGAGACTGTGAAGATCGGTTTCACGACTAACGTGAAGACGAAGCCCCTGATCATCGATCAACTGAGAGCTTCTTTGAGAGAGCGAGAGGTTGAACTGTATGACAAGATAACGATCAGGGAGCTTATGACATACATTGCGAATGAAACAGGTGGCATGGAAGCAGAACAAGGATGCTTCGATGACTGCGTTATTAGTTTAGCCCTTGCCAACCATGTTCATGAAGGTCGGTTTACACCCATTACTGTAACTGACGAGTTCTATTTTGAGGCTATTTAATGAAAGATTCTCGTTTCAAACCAATTTCCTCTGAGGAGTTGGTCTCAATCGTAGACCGTCAGATTCGTAACTCTGTTGGTTACTACGATTCTAAGCTGTCACTAGAGCGTCGAGACGTTCTGGACTACTACAACGGTGTCAAACCGAAGCCTGTTCACGCTGGCAACTCCAAGTACATCAGTCTTGATGTGTTCGACTCTGTGGAATCCCTCAAGGCCGTCCTTCTGGAGACATTTGGAGGCGGTAACGGCATTGTGGCCTTCGACCCCCAAGGGCCTACTGATGTCCAGCAGGCTCGTGAAGCCACTGAGTATTGCGATTATGTGATCTTCCGTCAGAACAACGGCTACCAGATTTTCTCTGATACGATCCAAGATGGTCTGATGGCCCGTGTAGGCGTGTCTAAGGTCTACTGGGAAGAGCGTATTGAGGACACCGAGGAAGAGTTCAGCAACCTGACCCAAGATGAGGTCGATATGCTGCTGGCTCAGCCTGATGTGAAGGACGTTAAGGCTGAACTGAACGAACAGACTGGTCTCTTTGATGGTGATCTGATCCGACAGGTAGACAAGAGTGGCGTACAGATTGACGTAGTGCCTCCCGAGGAGTTCCTAATTACTCCCCAGGCCACCAGCATTGCTATGGCTCCCTTCGTGGGCCACCGAACCCGTAAGACGTTCGCTGAACTGCTTGCTGAAGGCTACGACAAAGACAAAGTATATAAGATTGGTGCCTCGGATGAGTCCGAGCTATCCATGAACCCTGAGGTCCTGGCTCGTTTTGAAGGTATCGGCGCTGAGCGTCTGAACCTCTCAGGTGAAGACCAGGAGCAGAGCCGGTTCATTGTGGTCTATGAGTGCTACATGTACCTGGACCGCACTGGGGATGGTCGCACGAAGCTGTACCGCATTGTTAAGGCTGGTAACACCATCCTTGAAGATGAAGAAGTGGACAAGAAACCCTTCATCAACTTCACGCCGATGCCTCTGCCACACAGCTTCTATGGTTCCAACTATGCCGCTAAGGTTATTCCTACTCAGAACGCACGTACTACTCTCGTGCGAGGTATTCTGGATCACACTGTCAGCACTAATAATCCTCGCTACCAAGTAGTGAAGGGCGCTCTTACGAACCCTAAGGAACTCATTGAGAACCGCTTTGGTGGTATCGTCAACGTGACCCGTGCTGATGGTATCGCTCCGCTTGCCCAGGCTTCCCTGAACCCCTTCGTGTTCCAGACCATTCAGTTGCTGGATGAGGACAAGGAAGAGGCCACTGGTGTGTCCCGTTTGAGCCAAGGCTTGAACAAGGACGCAGTGAGTAAGCAGAACTCTCAGGGCATGATCGAGAACTTGGTCACCCTGAGTCAGCAGCGAGAGAAGATCATTGCTCGTAACTTCGCCAACCAGTTCGTCAAGGAATTGTACCTTGAAGTCTATCGTCTGGTTGTAGCCAACGAGAAGCGTGAGAAAGTCATTAACGTAGCAGGTAGCTTCAACCGTATTGATCCTGCATCGTGGGATGAGCGTACTGATGTCGTGGTCCAGATGAAACTGGGCTATGGCGAACAAGAGCGTGAAGCCCAGAAGTACGTGATGCTCCACCAGTTCTTGAGTCAAGACCCCGGCCTTGCTCCTATGTATGACATGAAGAAGAAATTCAACATGGCTAAGGAGATTTTGGATAAGAGTGGTCTGAAGAACGTGGTTGAGTTCCTGACACCGCCTGAGCAAGTACCGCCGCCCCAGCCTGATCCGATGCAGATGAAGATGATCGAGATCGAGGAGCGTAAGGTCGCTGCTAACGAGAAGATTGCACAGAATCAATCCGACAAGATTCAACTCAGCAACGAGATGGAGCGTATGCGTCTTGAGCTTCAGAAGATGAAGCAGGACTTCGACGACATGATCAAGATGCGTGAGCAGGATCGTAAGGACTTCGACACAACGTCCAAGGCTGCTATTGCGGCTGAGGAAGTGGCTGCTGCTAAGGCCCTCCCTGACGAGAGCAAGCGCGGCATTCTTTCACCCAACTAAGTTCATAACAGATAAAGGAGAGATATGAACGACACACAACTGATTGACCGAGGCACTGCCGCCAAGGAACTTGTGGAACACCCGCAGTTTCAGGCAGTCGCCAACACTTTGATGGACACTTATCTAGGTTCGATTGTGAATACGTCCCCTGCCGAAGAAAAGGTACGAGAGGCCGCATACTATCAGATCAAAGGTCTCCAGGACATCTTTGCAGTCCTGAACCAGTGGGTATCTATCAAAGACCAGATTCTTGAAGCCGCTAAGCAGGCCGAAGAAACCATTATTGAAGAATAAATTTTATGAGCAAAACTACTACCCAACAGGGCGTGGTTCAAGAGACTAATCAGCTTGATCTGCCCCTCCTTACCGAAGCAGACGCTGAGCAAGCATTTTTGGACAGATGGACTGAAGAGGACTCTCCTGATGAGACATCCGAAAAGCCCGAAGTCGAACCCAAGTCCGAACCTGAAAAGGAAGAGGACACCGCTGAAGAAGAAACTGAAGAATCCGCTGAGGACGAAGCAGACCCTGAAAACGAGACTGAAGAGGAAACCGATGACGATGAGACTGAGGATGAATCAGAAGAGGGAGCAGAAGACGAAGAAAAGTCAGAAGCCAAAAAGACCCTTGATGACGATGCCGAGGTTGAGGTCAAGGTAAACGATGAAGTCAAGAAGGTATCTGTAAAAGAACTCAAGAGACTTTGGGGACAGGAAGCAGCCCTTACGCGAAAGAGCCAGGAAGTCGCAGCCAAGCGCAAGGAAGTAGAACAGACTGAAGCTAAGTATGCAGCTTCGCTGGACAAGTTATATCAGAAGGCAGCATCCCGCTGGGAGCCCTACTCGAAAATCGATATGCTTGTTGCCAGTAAGCAGTTGGATGCTGAGCAGTTCGCTGCCCTACGCCAAGAAGCGCAAGCCGCTTTCGAGGAGTTTCGCTTTGTAACTGAGGAAGCCGAACAGTTTGTCAAACAGACTGAGCAGGCCCGCCAGGAGCAGCTTAAAGTCGCCGCACAGGAAGCTGTGAAGGTGCTCAAGGAGTCCATCCCGAACTGGAATAGCAACCTCTACGACAACATTCGTGAATACGCTATTAGCAACGGTATGGCCCCTGAAGTGGTCAACAATTTAGTTGATCCCGTGGCAATTCAACTGATCCATAAAGCTCGTCTTTTCGACGAATCCAAGAAGATTTCCACGAAGAAGAAGGTCAACACACCTAAGAAGGTCGTCAAGACCACCAACACAACCTCTGCAAAAGATTTCAAACCCGATACTCGGGCTGAGATGGCAGCGAAGGCTCGTGGTGGTGACGTTGACGATGTGGCGAACCTCTTCTTGAGCCGCTGGCAAGAGTAATTTTCAAAACTATCTATCCAAAAAGGAATTTATATGACTACCGCATTTTTCAAGACCTATGATCAGGTCGGTATCAAAGAAGACATCAGCGATGTCATCACCAACATCAGCCCCACGCTGACCCCGTTCCAGACCCTCCTGAAGTCTGAGAAGGTCCACAACACGGTGTTCCAGTGGCAGGAAGACTCCCTGGCTGCTGTGGGCGACAACGCCAAGGTTGAAGGCTTCACGGCCTCTGACGACAACATGGTCCCCACGGTCATGCGTCAGAACTACACGCAGATCATGGCTAAGACCATTAACGTGTCTGCTACCTCGGACGCCGTGAGCACCTACGGTCGTGCTAAGGAAACCGCATACCAGCTCAGCAAGAAGTCCGCTGAACTGAAGCGTGAATTTGAATACGCTTTGGTTGGTAAGGCTCAGAACGCCGCTGCTGGTTCTAGCTCGGTTGCCCGCACGTTCGCTAACGTGTTCGGCCTGTACGCTGACGGCTCGACCCCGGTGATCTCCGCTGACACCTCGGTTGCTACCGATGGCAACGGCGCTACCTCTGGTACCCCGGCTGGTGAACTGACCGAAGACAACGTGTTGGCTGCTAACCAGAAGCTGTACGAAGCCGGTTCGGACGCTGGCTACATCATGGTGAAGCCTGCTGACTCGCTGTTGGTTGCTGCTTTTGCTAAGGCCGCTGGTCGTTACCGTGAGATCACCAACGGTGGTCCTGGCGACAAGACGTTGGTTAACGCCATCGATCTGTACGTTAGCCCGTTCGGTGAGCAGAAGGTTGTTATCAACCGCTGGATGAAGGCTGACCGCGCTCTGATCTTCAAGCCGGAGATGTTCCGTCTGGTGACGCTGCGTCCGTTCACCCGCGAACTGCTGGCTAAGTCTGGCGACAGCGACCGTCACCTGATCGTTGGTGAGTTCTCCATGAAGCTGTTGAACACCAAGGGTGTTGCACAGATCACCAACCTGTCTGGTACCAACGGCAACCTGCCGTCCTGATACTAATCAGATAACGGTTTAGAACTGGGGGCTCCTTCGGGGGCTCCCTTTTCGTACTTCATTTTTATGTACCCCTGTTGGGGCAGTAAACCGTTTTGGTGGGGTAGGTCTCTCTCCTGCCTATCTCGCCCTTTTTTACAAGAATAATGAACGAAACACACATTCCAAAACTACACGAGGTTCAGGTCGATTTCAAAGAAAACACTGATGGACTCGTGGTCGAGAAAACCCAGGAGTTGCCGGATTGGTGGCTCCAGTCGCTCAAAGATGAGCGTTTCGAGTCCAAGCACAGACGCTCCAATGAGTATCACCGTGCTGCTTCTATTCCTGCTGCCTTGCACGAACTCTGGTTATCCCAGGGATATGATTGCACCAAGGAACCTATCAAAAAGACCTTGGCCAAGCTGAAAGCAGAAAACCTGGACGCATTTATTACATCTGACAAGGCATTCTGACATGAATAAACAAGGAATACGCAACAGCGTTAAGGCTCTCATTGCCCGTAATGACACTACAGATGCTGTCATTGATAGCTTCATTGATCAGGCACTAGCCAGGATTCAGCGCATTCTGCGTGTTCCTTCGATGGAAAAGATGATGAAGACTACGGTAGCTGCTGAGAGTGCAGACAGCATCGTGCTCCCGGCTGACTACCTTAAGCTGAAACATCTTTACCAGCCTACAGGCCCGATTGAATACGTGGACGTAAGCACGTTCATGAAGACCCCTGATGCACCAGGGAACACCCCTAAGATTTACACTCGTATCCAGGGTTCACTGATGGTGAAACCTACGCCTCCTGCTGGTCTGGTCATCTCCATGATTTACTATGGTGAGATTCCAGACTTGGTGGCTGATACAGACTCCAACTTCTTGTCTGAGATTGCCCCTGACTTGCTGATTTATACGGCCCTGTCCTTCGCTGCTGACTACTACATCGATGATCGTAAGCAGATGTTTGAAGACGTAGCACAGAGAGCCTATGGCGAACTCATGGAGCAGTCCTACGACATTGATATGGCTCAAGAGGGTTTGGTTGTCTCAACCTCTTTTAATGCTCCAGATTATTGAAATAAAGGGATGATTCATGGCTACTTCTAGTTTCTTTTATAATGGTAGTAATGCTCCTGAGGATAACCCGAATACGCCTCTTGAAACTACGGGTAGCACTGAGAACCCTGTAAAGACTAGCTTCTTTTATCAGGGGGTTTCCCCTCCGAACCAGACCTCTGTAGAGGGTTTGTTGAATGAGTTGGACCTCCTGCTTGCTCAGGCCCAACAGTTCTCCCAGGCGGCTTACCTGTCAGCTTCTCAGGCCCAGGCGTATGCAGATAATGCTGCTGCTGTAGGGACTACAACTTCTGACCTGTTGAATCAGTCCAACACTGCGCTTTCTCAGGCCCAGACTGCTCAGGCTTCTGCTGAGTCGGTGCTGCTTCAGATCAATGCTGCTGTAGCTCTGACGACTACCAACAAGGAACTTGCTCAGGCTGCTCAGACGGCTGCTGAGGCTGCTAAGATTCTTGCACAAACTGCGGCTACCAATGCTCAGACCTCAGCCACCAATGCTGCTACCTCGGCTACTGCTGCGGCTGCTTCAGCTACTACAGCTTCTGGTAGTGCTACCAGTGCTGCTAATAGTGCCTCTGGAATCGCTGCTCTTATCCCTTCCCAGACAGGGAACTCGGGTAAGTATCTCAAGACTAATGGTACTACGACATCCTGGGCTGTGGTTGATGCTTTCCCGAGTCAAACAGGGAATGCAGGGAAGTACCTGACCACCAACGGTACGACTACCTCTTGGGCTACGGTGCTGCTTGAGCCTGCCTCTTATTCTGCCCGTGGTCTGGTGTTTGGTCGCACTGATGAAGGGGTCTACGCACCTCCGACAACCATTGCGTATAACGGCACTGTTAACCAAACAAGCACCTCCTTGTATGCTGATACCTATGGCGACTTCATAGGCGGTGTTAGCGACATTAAATCAGCAATCTCAACTGGTGTTCTCCAGGTAGGGATGCAGCTAACCATTACCTGTTACCACTCACCATCCAGCATGTATGTTCCGCTGGATTGTGGAACCATTACGGCCTTCTCGAACGCAGGTGCTGGCTACACAGTTACTTTCTCGAATGAGGTTGATTTTACC